GGTGCAATCAGCCTTGTAAACTGTGGATCTTCACTATCAGAACCGAACATAGGATTTCTTACAATATTTAATGATAACACTTCATCTAAATTAACCTCGTTCCCCTGTGAATCAGTACCGGGGTCTTTAAATTTTAAATCTAAATTTAAACCTCCTATATTACCTGCAGATCCTCTAGTTTTTACATATGTAACTTTTATAATAGATCCTAAAGCAGGCGGTTGTCCAAATTGCTTATTTCCAAAGAAAATTGTTATTCCACCATTTACGCTTGTTTTTACCATAACAGATTCCTCACCGTTATTCATGTCATATAATGAATTTACATTTTTCCATAGCTTACCATCAACATGTACACTAACCATATATTGGTCAGTTGGATCTTTAGTAGTTAAATTGTAACTCTGTAAATCTAACCCGGTACCAGTAAATTTTTGATCTTCTCTTTCACCTTGAATTAATTGTACATTTACAAACGAGCTTGTAGTTTTTTCTAATCTAATATAATCACTATCAAATTTTAAAAAGTAAGATAGATTGTTTTGACCAACTTCTAATTCTACGTAATTTAGTATTTGAACAAAATCACCTTCAACAAGACTTGCGGCAGATGTGTTTAATCTTAATCCAATTATACCTTGTGAAGATATACCTCTAGTAGGATCATGACCGGTTAATCTTGATAATCCATATATTGATTCAATATTTCTAGCCCTACTAATATTAAGCTCAGTTGCTACTGCTTCAATATAAAATAAAATTAGCTCACCTAGGTTTGCAACCACTGTAAGTATTTGTCCAAATGGAGAAGCAGGAGTAAACACCTCACCAGCTTGGTCATACTGACGTTGTAAATATTGAAATGCATCAAAGAATAACTCTGTTGCCTTTATTCTTGTTTTACTAAAAAATGACATTAACTATTTTATTTTTAAAATAAAGCCCCTATGACTCTCTCTTCATTTATATAAATATCAACTAAACAACCGTTTCTATCCACTGTGCTGTAAAATTGTACTCTTACATCTAAACCAAAGGCAGAACTACTACTGTTTAAGCAATATGACTGAATTTGGTTACTAATCCTTTGGGAAATAACCGATTCATTTAATACCAAAGAAAAGACAAGATCATCTAAATTACATCCCATGTTAGGAGAACCTAAAACATCACCTTGCCTTGTAAACAAACAATTCTCAATCTTAAGAATAAGCTGTTGTAATTGATCTGTCACCTCGATTACATCATCATTGTACTTCGGTGCATCTATGTCTCTACTGTATATTTCTTTTATCATTGAGAATATTCTTTTATTATATATTCTCTACATTTTTTGAGGGTCTTAGATTATATTTTATCCAGTGAAAAAGTAATCTACTCCTTCGTCGCCCTTTATCTCTTCTACTATTCTATCAACCTCTTCTCTTCCTTCACCAGAAATTAAATCATAATTAATAGTAATATTACCTGGTAAGTTAAATTGAAAGGTTCCTACGATTCTAGCTAATTGAATTTTAGCCATACCACAACAGTATCTTATAAATGCTTCATCTTGAAAAAGATCGCAATCAGGAATGGTATTATAAACCTGAAATATACATGCGCCATTTTTAGGTAACTCCCCCATAAATCTAAACTTCTTAGTTAACCTATTATAGTTATATGATATTTGAGCTTGTAACACTTGTCTTGCATTATCTATAAATTTTGAATTAATTACATAGTACATTAAATCCTCTGAGCCAATTCCAGCCCCATATACATCAGAGTATATAAATTTATCTAATGAAAAATCAGGGTCACCTGCGGAAAATGAACTATCTCCAAATCCACCATCCTCACCAGAGAATCCATTTATTTGGAATACATTATTAACTGCCCAAACAGTAGAAGGCATTTTTACAACACCTCTAGGATTATTCACATCCTTCTCTGTTAACTTATTAGGATTAGCTCCAGTTGTACTGTTATGACTAATACCTTGTCTAAACTCAGCTTCACCCCAAGCAGACCTTGGTAATGCAATAAACATTTCTTCTACACTATCCTCATATATTTTATAAAAATAATCTTTAGCTCTAGTTATAATATGAGCCAACTCTTTTTTAGGCACAGTAAAAGGTATTTGACAACCTACAGTTAAATCATCATTAATTTCCTTTATGAGTGCGTCTAAACATTCTTGGTTATCTGGGTTACACCAGCTTTTATTCCTAGCCATATTCTTACTTAATTTTTTCTATTTCTATTACTTCAGTATTATCTCCAAATCTTGCAAGAGGGGTTGCTCTACCTTGTCTAAAAATACCTCCAACCATTTCTCCACTAAACACTCCTCTTTTTCCAAATACATAACTTTCCTCGCATATTACATTTCTACTAACATACGATTCTTCTATTTTACAGCCTTCTGCCACAGTCGCACCAAATAAGTTAGATTCAAATACTGATGCATTTTTAAGGTCACATCCAAAGATATCACAATTAACTATATTTCCTTGAATAACTGAATCAACAATATCAACACCGCTTATTTCAAAACATCTCATTAGCTTAGCATCTTTGATTTGTATTCTTCCAGTATCACTATCATAATTAATTAAACCTTCGTTCATATCAGCTCTGGTAATTAAATCAAAAATCTTTTCTCTAATTTTAGGGTAATACATTTCAACAATTTGATCATATGTTTTTAGATCAATCATTAAATGAACATTTGGAAATTTTTCTTTAAACGAAGAATAAGTTCGATAAGATTCAACAACAGTTTTATGTTTTTCTAAAATCTTATCTAAAACTTTTAAGTCAGATTCATTATATTGTGGATTAACCAAAGTTTCATACAATGAAGTAATAAAATGTTCGGTCATTGAAAGTATTGTAGAATACTTCTTTTCATAATCGGCACCACCAAGATATCTAAATTCAATATAGCCTTTTTGTAACTTTTCAAAATTAATGCCATAATACTTTTCTTTGACAAACATATAGTTTTTCCAAAGATTTTTTTCTGGTGATGGTTGAGTCATACCACTTAAAGGTACAATAAACTTTATAGATTTTGCATAAACAGAATCTCTTCTATTTGGAAAGGCTTCATATACTTTGTTTTCATCAAAGTTAAGTACAAATTTACCTACATCTAATTTAGACATATTAACAATAGGCCCTAGCTTTTTTCCATCAAATGCAATATTAACATGGATTGAACATCTTTCATTAGTCTTTCCGTTTTCTCTAATCCATTTTAAAGTTTTAGCCATAATTAGTTTAGCTTCAACAAATGGCAGAGGTCCAGTTACCAGCTCTATCATCCCAGTACCACCGGAATTATCTGGTTCTAATTTAAAGATATCTTGAGTAGGCGCAAAGTCACTATGAGCTTTTTCTTCTACTCTAATTGCCTTGTTTAAGGTTTGTGCTAAACCGTCTTTAGTAAGGTCTAAATTTTCATTTGAAAAAAACTCAAATTCAAAACCTATCTTTGAAGAATGTATAGCATTAAGTTGTTCGTTAGAATACATATTTATCCTGATTTGTTTATATATTCTAAACCAGGATAAAGGTTATACTAAGTTCATAGTAATCTTACGATCACTGGTATTAACACTGCCGATTTTAACATTAACAACATCACCCTTTGAAACTTCAGTATTCTTTAACTTAGTTTTATGAATAAGTCCACTGATACCTTTTTCTAATTCTACAAATGCACCATACTTTGTAACTTTAGTAACTTTACCTTCAGTGATCATCATTGGTTTATATTTTTCATCAGCACCATCCCATAAATCAATTTTAGGACCGGCTTGGCTTAAAATAATTTTTCTTTCTGAAATAATTTCCTTTGCCCAGAAATTAATCTCGTCACCTGGCCTTATACTTCTATTATCAAATAATTGTAAAGTAGATTCATCCAATTCATTTTTAGGTATAAGCCCAGTTAAAGATTCATTAAATTCAGCAAATACACCAAACTTAGTTGTACCGGTTACTATTCCTATAATAGGTTCTTTAATATTTTCTCTAAGATTTTCTACTGCCGTTGGGATCATAGTTCTTAAATACTCCCTATGTGAAACGACAATAGTTTGTTTTTCATTTGAATATGTAATAGGCATAACAATTAATTCTTTTCCTACTATAGCCTCAAAATTATGTAGCTTATTTAATCCGCCTAACGAACCTGGCATAAAACATTGAACTCCACCAACTTCAACCCAATATCCTCCGTGGATTAATTCTTTAACTTTACCAGTAAAACCGATTGACTTATTTCCAATGGCATTATAAATTTCATTACGTTTAACTTCATCCATTGCATCACTGATAGAAGCATACATTGTTCCTTGCTTGTGATCCTTGACTTTAATATCAACAATCATACCTTTTTCTAATTGGTCAACAATTTCTTTAGGTTCTTTTTGTAAATTACAAACAGCTGTATTCTTTCTTGATATATCTACTAATGCTTCTATCTTAACTTCAGTATCTTCACCATCTATATTTTGAATCTCAGTTTTAATATAAACAATTTCACCTTGTGTAATATAATTGGTACTCTCCTCGGACATTTGTAGTTTTTTGGCTTCATCATCAGCTAAATCATACATTGCCATTACATCAGCGGCATAAGCCTCAGTACTCATTAATTTAGTACCTTTAGGAACCATTACTTTTATCGTAGTAGTATCAAATGGATCATCACCATTCATAACTGTGATTTCTTGTTCAATCATTATTTTTTTATTAAAGTGTTATTATAGATTATATATTACCTGTCTTAGATTTAATTATTATACTTTAGAATATCTAATAGTTTAAGATTATGCAATAATAGCTGGTGGTGAAGGTGCAGTTGTTGCCCCAACCTGTGCTGCAGGTGATCCCGCGGTTGCAACTAGTTGCCCAGGTGGCAAAATTATAACTTGTGATCTTATGTAAGCATCTATTGATGGTCCAGCTACAGCAGCAAAGGCAGCTGCACCAGCGGCGATAACTTGATCTTGAGTAACTTCTCTGGCTGGATCATCTCCAGTTGAAAAGGCTGTCATAGCTTGCATCCCTGCAACAAAGGCAGCATCCATTCCTGATATAATTACTGGTGGTACTAAAGGCATAGTTTAAAGTTTTAATTTATAGTTTATATATTTACAAAGATTTTACCTCTTTCTGGCTTAATAGTGAAGGTGTCATTGGGGATATAGGTGGACTTGTTGGAGCTCCTAAATTACCAACATGATTATGTCCATTAAAATATGCCATAAAAGAATCACCTAATACAATCTTTTCACTAGCGCCTTGACCTAACTCAATAGATGATGCATGATTAATGATTGTATTTTCACAGTTAACAATTGCATCTGTACAATTTATTTCGGTATTAGCTCCACTGTTAATTGTAAACTGAGCAGAATGTGTAAATGTTATATTACCATCATTAAGCATTACAATAGAATCTCCGTTTGCATTTATTATTTCAACCGAGTTATCAGGCTTTATATTGACTGTAGTTGGGCCTTCGGTTGTAGTATAGTCCATCATTAAACCTTTCTCCTCTGTAAAGAAAACTTTAATATGTTCACCATCTCTTTCGTTTGTTACATCTGTGCTACCGGATTGTAAATCACCAGTTAACCCAAATGCCGTGTCATATATTAATACATGTGAATTAGGATATGCTGCTTCTATCTCCGCCTTAGTCTCATCAGAAGGGTATAGAGATTCGTGGTATACTGGTGAATAATAATTTCCATTATCAAAACTTATTCTTAATATAGTACCAAGTTTAGGTACTGAAAAAGTACCGCTCCCAGTATTACTTCCACCTGAAGATGATACGGATGGTCTTGACCACGGCAAAGATTCAGTAGGCATAAGGTATGCACTCCCAGGATCTTCAGGATCTTCTCTTTGATCCATTTTTCCGTAGACTCTAACTCTACATCTCCCTTCAAATAAATCATCTTCAGTATCTTCAACAATTCCTATCCATTGAGTACCTTTAAGATTATCATCTTTTAAATCCTTTGTTGTTAGTTTTCCCATTATTCAAAAATATTACCACCGCTAAAATTACCACCTGGTCCTGATGGTCCGGCTCCAAATATGTTTTCTGTTCCACTTAAATCATCTCCACTAGCAGGAGGTACTTGGCCCGAAAATATATTATCATCTATACTTTGATTTATACCTCGAGCAGCGCTACCTGCTAATTCCTGTACTGCTGCGCCAGCTAAAGAATTAATTAAACCTTGTGGGTTATTAATAGCTCCTACTAAATTATTTCTTAAACCAAACACATTACCAAATACTAAACCTTGTGTAAAGGAATTAATAGTTCTCTCTGCAAGATTAGTAGCTCCTTTTATAAGACCATCTTTAAATGCGTCTGCCTTACCTGCAACAATGTCACTAAACTTCTGTTTTTCTAACATTCTATTCTGTAAATTAGTTTCACCGTTTATCGAGGATGGTTGTAATCTAGCTTGATCTTTTATGGCTGAATCATATCCAGAAAATTGAGATTCCATTTCACATCTTCCATAACTCCATTTCATTGATGATGTAGCCCATGAACTACTCCCATCGTTTGCAACATTTGCAAATACCTGGCCACTTGCAGTAGGATCCCAAACACACTCCTCAAATCTAAATGTAATAGTTGAGGTATTGTTGTTTACAAGCTTGGTTATGTCATTTTCTGGTGAGTTAGGATTACCTGCAGTTGTAGCTTTTGCAACAGATTTAAATTTCCTAATTTCTAGTATATCAACATAGCAATTAAAATATCTTAAATTAATCGGAATAATGTTTCTTCTATACTTAACATCATAACATGCAGCTTTATATAAACTAAATAATGCAGACATCTTTAAATCAATAGCTTCTAATAATCCTACAGTAATACCTTCACCTTCAGCAGATCCACCATAAGGAGTCATATCCATTGTCTTATTATATGCTTCCGTTACACCTTCGATGGTCTGAAAATAATATGGCCTTTTTATTTCTATCTCTCTTATACCTTGAATGAATGCTTTTAAATACCCAGCTCTAGTAGTTTCCCCAATAGATTCTAAATATCCAACAGCGGATTCTCCACCTGGATGAGTAGGCGTACCTGAATGAGCATTAGGCTCAGCTGCAACCGCATCACTACCACCTGGTCTAGGTTGCTGTGGTGCACCTGTGGTTCCTCCATTAAATAAAGGACTCATAATATCAAATCTAATATTAAATCCTAAATAAGTTGGATCATCTAAAGCAGTAACACCGTTCCCTCCACCGAGAGCACTAAAGCTTGGTGTGACAAACGATTTTGCAAAATCGTAAGAACTTGGGAACTGACCTGTCAAATTACCTAGCTTATCAGCATTTAAGTAATCTTCAGGAACACCCCTAGGGTCTAACGGATTATATAACTCGAGTTTAGGCATATAAATTTTTTTTATTTATTCTTTATGTTGTAGGAGTAACCTCTCTTCTACGTAAATGTAATCTCTGTCTTATTCCAGCTCCACCTGGCTGAGGGCCTTTTGTCATAAAATATTCAATACCTGTGATAACATAAAAACCAGAAAGGTATTCGTTAATAACACCAAACTCATTTGATGTATCACTCCCTGCGTTATCAGGTGTTTCCTTTCTTCTTTGTGTATCGGTTGGTGCATTCTCATCATTTTCAGTAGCAGTTAAAACACCCTTTACCATCTGAGCAGTTTCCATCATATGACAATAAATTCTACTATACCTTAATATAGCAGGATTAACCGTGTCTAATTCAATAGTCATTCCTAACTTATTTATTTCTGCAAGATTCTGAAAATTTTGTATAGATGCATAATAATAATTCTCATGTACATTATCTCCTTGTGTACCTAAAAATTTAAACTTAACCTGTTCTTCTCTAGGACCTTCTACTTCACCTTCTGGTGTTACCCTACCTTTAGTGACCGGTACCATTCCTTCAGTATCAGTAGTTAAAGGATCTACAAACTCACTCACAAATTCTTTTGCAGTCAAATCCCAATATTGTGTATATCTTTTATAGCCATTATTTTTGCTAATCTTACCGCTATTATTTACCTGTTGATATTTAGATATGTATCTGGCAGTTCCTTGAAAATCTAATTGATTACTTAACAGATTAGGAAACTCATTATTAGTTTCAGCCTGATCACCACTACCCATTGTATCCATTGCATTCTGTTGAAACATCTGACTAACTTCAAGATCATCTTCCTGTCCAAAAAATTTATTAGCATCAACAAAAGTTAAGTAATAGTAAGGATCAATGTAAGCAGTAAAAAATGACTCATCATTTAAATATGAATTTGAAGTAATATCCTGTATGAATTTTTCAGAAGTATCATATGGGTTAGTCCAAATCTGTTGATCTGCAGTATCTTCTACATTTGAAGCATACCCTAATTTTAACCCTTCCGCTATTGCTAGTAAAGAATTCCAACTTGTATTATCTTGAAACTGTACCTTCTCTGTAAATAAGTTAGGTACATTCATTCTTCCTTCGACCATTAACTGCGATGAGGTATCTGTTGCACCACCACCACCTAGCGGTTTAATATTTTCAACGGTAAAATCTATTCTTATTGGCTTAAATGTAGTTTCATCACCTTGTGATCTAATGTACAACTGAATTAAGTCCCCATCTTTAGGGAAAAATCTAGCAGTAAACATTCCATCCCTATCAAAGAAACTAAATCTGCACGTAGGATAAAACCCTGTACATACAAGTTCAAACATTTCTAATCTATCTCCTTGTACTTCATAATTGTTAATCTTGATAAGAGGTATCATAGTAGAAAACTTTGATGGTTTTTCTTTCATAGTTTCACCATCTGAGTTTTCAGTACCACTTTCAACATCAGTTATTTCTAATTCATCAAGTACAATGGTAGGTTCTACCACAGTTAATATATTTCTTTCTACTGCAGACATATTTAATTAGTTTGTGATTTCTTTAAAGTACTTTTACTTTTTAAATTAGTTCCTAGTTGTATTTTACCACCGCTATAGGTTTTTGATTCTTGGCCTGGTTGTAACATATTAGGTGGCATTGGTTGTTTTACACCAGCTTCACTACTCTTAGCCTTTTCTATTAATCTTTGCATTCTTCCTTGATCCTTTTCACTCTGTCTGCCCGTATCTACGTAAGCCTCTTGTGGAGCAGATGGAGTTACTGCTGGGTTAGGTTTCTTATAAACTATATCCTTCCTCTTTAAATTAGGTATTATTAAAATATCACCTTCATTAACACTAAAAGGATTAAAGATATTATTAACTACACAGATAGCATCTATAAATTCACCACTACCAAAATACACTTCTGATATCTTATCTATCCTACCTACTTGATCTTGTGTAACATAATGTAATGCTCTAACACCAAGATCAGCATCATAAATAAACGAAGGCGCAGTAAGGTCCCAATAACCTTCACCTGTTTTATCTAATGTCAATTTATTTTTTAAAGTTAATGATTTTACATTCATATTTAATAATTATATTAAGAATCAATAAACATACTTACCGTATTAGAAATATACTCGGCACTATCACTAGTTGCTTGTTTATTAGGATTATCTTTTATATTGGATATTTGACTACTTTTAGTATTACCAGCACGTGCACCTTGTGTAGCTTGTGTGTTACTCTTACCTGCTTTAACTGCACCATAAGTAGCAACATCTAATCCTGCTAAATTTAAAATATCTTCTTCACCTTGAGCAGATGCGTAAATTCTACCACGACCTGCATTAAACATATTTTCTATATCACCCTTATCTCTAGGCTTACCATGTTTTAGATCAATTTCAAATTTAACCTCCATTGGAAAATCATCATAACCTAAACCTTGCCCTAATGTCATTGTTGAATTATCACAATACATATTACCCATTGTAACAATTGGGTTAAGTGGATTACCTACAGTTACATGCCAATCACCAGTAGGCTCTGCGCTTATTAAAGCTTTAGATGCTTGGGTACCTGAAACTGCTCCAACATTATCACTTAAGAATCCACCTAGCATATTACCTAACATAGTTTTACCAACCTTAAGTAATCCTTCAATTCCACTCTCAGCATTTACATTACCATTAGCATCCCCAAATACACTTTTAAATCCAGTTTCAACATCAGTAACTACACTTCCTATATAACCACTGAAGTCTCCTTGCTTTAATTTATTAATATCTCCAAATTGACTAGCAACAGCACCAGCACTACCATAGTACCTTTGACCACCGCCAAAGAATTGTCCATTATTATAAGTCATAGTTAACATATTACTAATAATGTCAATCATAGCAATTTTAGGATTAACATAACTAAGAGATTTAAGCTCGTATTCAAAATTAAGTTTTAAGTCATTTGAGAATTTCATACCACGATCTCTAATCTGTGTTGAATCAATAACATTAACAGGTCCTATTACAAAGTTAGCATAAGTGGTTCCTAGCTGATCACCAGTAGACATATTTTGTTTGGCAAATTTTTGTCTTGAGCTAATTCCTTTAAATGCATCAGCGGTTGCTTTACCTACACCACCCATCTTAGAATAGAAAGGCTGAGAGGTATAACCACCGTCACCACTACTAATATCTTCCATTTCAGATTTAACTTCCTTATAGTTTAAACCATAAGACATTGTTAATATGTCGTCTAATTTGTTTCCTGCCTTTTCACCTAAATATGTAATGGCAGTAACACCAGCGGTTTGTGTAGCATCTACATTTTCTGCAGCCCTAGGTGTATCAGGATCTTTTCCTGCTATATCCATTTTTAAATCAAATATGTTATCATTTACTGGTGTTGGGAAACGCCTTAAAGTAACAAGGTGATTCACTGGTATTTGTTTATAATATTTACAATATAAGAAATCTTGAGCAGTATATGATATCCTAGGATAATTGGTATTAAAATAATCTATAAGTTTGGCAATGGAAACATTCTTTGAATCCGAACCACCCATAGTAGCATTATCAGGACTATCCTTAAAATCAGTAAAAGGTTTTCCACCAGTTAGTCCACCATGCAAACCTCTAAAATTAAATAAAGCATATCTGTTAAATATGGATCTAGGTACAACAGCGTTCATACCTGTAGCTACACCAAATTGATCTGGTATTGCTCCATTAGAATAAAAGGATTTAGCCATTTCAGTTTCAACACCGTGGGCAAAGCCCGTGGATTCACCGCCAAAAACACCTAACCTATTAGGCGATGATGAATTAGGATTAGGTGATGTGTTATCATTTACACTGCTGTTACTTCCTGTTGTTGTTGTGGACATATAGATAGACTATTTTTAGTATATATTCAGCCTAAGCTGTTGAGATACTTATCAATGTCAATATCTCCTTTTTGGAATTTATCCACCCATCCTTTTTTAAACCTAACATTAAACTCCTGTGAGCTATCAGTAGAAAGAGAACCTTTAAAAAACGGCCTTGATGATATATCTCTTATTTCTTTTAGGTTTTTTGATATTATATAAAATTGAACTTTTTCAAATAAACCTTGCAAATCATTTTTAGTTTTCTTACACATAACAGATTCTACAATTACATATAACCTATCTCTATCAATTTCATCAAACCTATCTTCTAATGATTTTACATTTTTAAAGTCTTCTTTTTTAATAGGCATTTTTCTAGCCCTATTGTTAAACTCATATTTAAAGTTCATATCAAAAAAATGAGACTTAAGATATTTCATATTATCATACATCTTAATAATACGAATTTGATAAAGAGGGTTAATAGGATCCCACTGTGTATCTACAATAAGTCCTTTTACTGGCAACAAAACATTAGGCCTACTAAAAGAGGATAGTAGGCAATATACGATTTGTCCTTTGGTAAATATTCTGTGTGCTTTCATTCAAACTCAATGACATTTTCAAATAGCTTGGCGCTACCATTTACATTAATGTCAGGTGAATGATATATGTTATATGTGATTTCATTATTAGTTAAAGATTCCACATAAGTTTTTATTCCTGTAACAGTAGGCTCATTTAAATTACCTAACACATAAAAAATAGATACAGCATTTCTATCAAATACCGTTTGTAGTTGCTTCATTAGGTATGAAGATACAACAGCATCAGATGGCTCAAATTGATAAAAGTCATTTTTCGTTAGCTTATTAAAAATGTCCATATAATTGATACACTCAATATTTCTTGGTACATTTCCTAAAAACGATTTTACTTTTACTGCGTCTTTTGAATATATGAAATTAAATTCTATGTTTGTTTCCATTCAGATAATAAATCGATCTCAGCTTGGAGTTCTTTTATTTTACTTTCTATTTCCTTTTGATTAGGTTCATAATGAGTTCCCCATTCAGTGCCAATTGTTAAAACTTGTTTTTCAAATTTATTACCACACTCTAAACCTAAATCGTCGGTAAGCTCATAAAAGAATCTCATAATATATTCAAACTTATTCCTATGATCTTCATTAGATTCAAATACATCGGTTGAGGTCCACTGTTCTTTCCCACCACCATGATTATCATTAATCACTCTTTTTATTACTCCATTTCTGGCAGGCTCTAAAACAATTTTAATCATTTAGTCTTTTATTTAAAGATTCCCTAGCTTCTTTCATTAATTTTCTAGCGACCTTCTTATCAGTATGCCAAGTCTCCTTATCTTTAACGGATAATATAGCATTAGCTTCTCTTAACATTTCAATCTCCTTATCATTATACCCAGTATCCTTCCATGCCTCTATCTTTCTTTCTTCTATACTTTCTAATTGCTCGGTTAGTCTTTTATCCTGAGCATCAACAGTTGCAGCATGTAACTCTTTCCCTTGTTTAATATTTTCCATAGTAACTTCCATCCACTTATGAAATGGTAATTTACTCTTTGCTTTAAGAAGTCCTTGGTACTTCATCGCTAATCTTCTCTGTCTTCTATTTGGTGCTTGTGTCATATGATTGATTTTATTATATATTATAAGTTAAATTGCCTAGTCAATACCGTATCTAGTTTTAATTAATTCTTTAATGCTATCAAAAAGACTATCTAAAATTAAGTCTTCAGATATTTGATTTTTAATAAAGACTTCTAATTCATCATTTACTTCTTCGCTATCAAATGAAGAACTAATAATTTCATATATAGCCTTTTTAGGAACGTCTATTGGAAATGAAAGATTCAGTTTTACTTTATCATTCTTTTTCTGTTTATCAAAGAGGGTTCTTATTGGAGATGTAATAGCTTTTTGTGGTGTCACCTTTTCTTTATAGACCTCAGCTGCTTTTATTAATGCTGGTGTAGGAGGACTAAAATCTAATGGCTCCCCATCTATTGGTTCTAAAAATTCGCTAAGTAAGCTTGTCGCTATCCTACCACCGTTTTTAAATATCGTCCATTCACCTTCAGTACTTTCAACTGTTTCCACTGAACCGAACTTATCTCCCTTTATCCACTGTAGGTTTACTTCTTCTGTATTTTCCATACTTGTATCATTTTATAATTATTATACTTGGAAAAAGAAAATTGTTTAATTAAATGTTAAGGCTGTGGATCACTACCGTTAAATAATAGATAAGATACAATCATGTCGTTTCCACCAAAACTTTCCTCACCGTCAGTACTTGCAGCAAACCCTACCGCTAAATATTCAGAAAATCTATTAACAGTTTTATCAAGAGTAAATTCTCCATTAACACAAACTCTACCTCTACCTTCACCTTCACTAGTCGTTTCGAATACAACATTATTTGACTCTATAATTGTACTAGCTATAGTTTGCCATTCGTTGGTTCCATCGCCAAGAATACCACATTTTAGTTTATATAAATTAATACCGACCTTTGAAGGTGCCGAATATGCTCCACTTGCTCTTCTACCGACAAATACTCCTCTAAAGGATATTTTATCGCCAACAATATAACTCTTTGATGAGACAATACTATTACCCATTAATGTGAATTGGTCTTGGAATCCACCAACACCACTAACAGTTCCGCCATTGCCTACCGTGTTATCACCCCAATACGCAGAATTCCATCCACCACCATCAAACCCGTTAGCAAGATCAGGTCCGCCTATTCTAAATGAACTGTTTGCTGCATCGCCGGGTATATACCTAGGTAAACCAAACTTAGCTCTAAATGATGATTTTACTATTTCTCCAGCAAGATCAGTACCGTTAGTTCCCTGTAAACCGAGTAAACCTTGTACACCTTGTACGCCGAGTACACCTTGTGTACCTAAAGTACCTTGTATACCTGCAGTTGAAGCACATACTCGATGAGCTGTTGCAGTATTACTAATATCTAAGCCGGTAACATAAGTAACATCATATACATATCCAATAAATCCTTGTACAGTAGCATTAGTTACAGTATACACTGATGTAGTAGTATTTGCAGGTGATTCTGATATTGTTATTGTACTGCCTATTGGTAAACCTGTGCTCGGCTGTGGAACGCCACTAGCCAAACCTAAAAATATCTCGGTAATATTACTAGTGAATCCACCATCTGCTACATTAACACCAACATCAGCTGAAGTAAAAGTGCCTGCATTTAATGGAGTCTGTGAGACATAATTTGATCCTAGTATTTCAGCACATCCATTATCTAGGCCATTAGTTCCTTGTAAACCTTGTACACCTTGTACACCGAGTAAACCTTGTAATCCTTGTGTTCCTTGTGAACCATCTAATCCTTGTAAACCTTGTATTCCTTGTGAACCTTCTAATCCTTGTAAACCTTGTATTCCTTGTGAACCATCTAATCCTTGTAATCCTTGTGTTCCTTGTGAACCATCTAATCCTTGTAATCCTTGTGTTCCTTGCGAACCTGCCACAGATGCAGGGTATATACAATATGTATAGGCTTCAAATATATTACCGGCACCACCAGCTGGCCCTATAACATAATTTCCAGTTTGGAATGTAACACCTAAGGCATCATATCCAATATTACCGGTAATACTGTTTACTGTATATAATGCCAGTGTACCAGTTTGGGATACATTTAATGCAATAGTGTCACCTACATTAAGGGCAACCGGGTGAATAATATTAGTACCTATATAAATTGTATTAACATTATTGGTATTAACAGAATTTAGCTGAATCTCATTTGCCGAACCAGGAGTTAAAACATTGACCACACTAGTCCAACCAAATTGCATACCGGAGATACAGCCAGAACCTAATCCTTCGGTTCCTATAGTTCCTTGTGAACCGGTGTTTCCTACAGTTCCTTGTAAACCTTGTACACCTTGTACGCCAAGTGCACCTTGTATTCCTTGTGAACCGTCTAATCCTTGTAAACCTTGTATTCCTTGTGAACCTTCTAATCCTTGTAAACCTTGTATTCCTTGTGAACCATCTAATCCTTGTAAACCTTGTATTCCTTGTGAACCTTCTAATCCTTGTAAACCTTGTATTCCTTGTGAACCATCTAATCCTTGAATTCCTTGCGAACCATCTATTCCCTGGGCTCCTAATGTACCTTGGCTACCTGAACCAGAAATACCTTGTAAACCTTGTGTTCCTTGCGTGCCAGGATCTCCATTACCAACAAGTTTAACTAATGTAAGTGAAATATTTGCTACTGTGAAAATTATAGAAGTACCTGCTGAGTCCTTAATTCTAACCTCAACTTGATCACCGCCATTAAGATCCAATATATCTACAGTAGACATGCTATTATAATCGTTTCCATTAAAAGTTGATCGGATTTCAGTAGTACCACTTCCACTGTATGGATTACCATTAACAAATATTTCAGCAAAAATACCGACAGTTGATGCGGCTACTCCACTAAGAGTAAAGTTAATTTCATAATTACCGGCTTCATTAGCATCAATACTTAGTACATTACCTTGTGGGCTTCCACCTGAAGGAACATATGCCATTTGATTTATTTCACCAGACGCTAATAGTAAACCTTCATAAGAATTTGTTAATGTTATTGCTGGTGCTGAGCTATCTAATATCATAGAACCGTATGCAACGGATCCACTTATAGAACCAGATAAACCTTGTACACCTTGTGAACCTGAACCATCGATACCTTGTAAACCTTGGGTTCCTTGAGTACCTTCACCAGTTATCCCTTGCAAACCTAGAGCTCCCTGTAAACCTTGTAAACCTTGAACTCCTTGGGAACCTGATCCTTGTAAACCTTGTAAACCTTGAGTTCCTTGTAAACCTTGAGTTCCTTGTAAACCTTGGATTCCTTGTAAGCCATCAGTTCCTTGTAAACCTTGAACACCTTGTAAACCTTGGATACCTTGAGTACCTAAAGTTCCTTGAGAACCATCAGTTCCTTGTAAACCTATTGTTCCTTGTGTACCACTTCCTTCAGTACCTTGAGCTCCTCTATCACCTGTCACAACAAATGATACTAGAACGTCTTCGTCCATTATAAATGGAGCATTTTCTGTATAAGCAACTGGTACAACATCTAATTCCCACCATGTTCCACCAGAAGAAGGTCTATCATACACTTCTGTTATTTGCCAAAGTATAAATTCATTAGCATCGCTTTGCGATGTAATCCTTACATGACCTTTAGGTATTGATGTGGAACTTCTTATAGTTTCTAAAAAGGTTGATATGTTATTTCCTGTAACACCAAAGTCGTTAATAGCCATTATGTTAGCTAAATATTGATCTGTATTATTTACAGAAACATAACTAAAGCCTGGATCAGCCACAGATGTTTGTATATTAAAATTATAATCAAACGATGCACCACCAAAACCACCTTGATCTCCTTTAGTTCCTTGTGTACCTACAAACCCTTGTAAACCGGTACCACCATCAGCACCTTGTAATCCTACACCCTGTGTTCCTTGCGTACCAGGAGGTCCTGATATGGTTGATGCTTCTCCTTGTACACCTTGCGTACCTTGTAAACCAAAACCTTCAACTCCCTGTAAACCTTGAATACCTAGAGTTCCTTGTATACCTTGTGCACCTATAGTACCTTGTAAACCGAAACCATCATTACCTTGTAAACCTTGTAAACCTTGAGTCCCGGTTACACCCTGACTTCCAAGTAAACCAGCAGCTGCTGCCGTTACATTTACCCAATCACTCCCATCATATTGTAAAAATTCAGAAGTTGCTGCTGCAGATGCCTTAACATTTCCTAGGCTATTAATATCGGTACTGTTATTATTAAGAGTTGCTAAGTCAATTAAAGAAGAGTCAAAATTATAAACAACAGATTGGTTAGGTGAATTAAAAGCTAATGCTAAAGGTTCACCTAATGTACTATATGTATTAGACGCATTAAGACCTCTAAAGGTTAAAGTAGTACCACTCATTCCACCAAACACATTCTCTACACCGGCACCTATACCTATATTTAATCCTTGATTTATTTCACCACCAGCAGAAGAGTTAATTAATTTAATTGCATTAACAGTACTATCATATTGTAATTGAACACCGTCACCGGCTATTAATCTAAATGTATCATTTGCAATTGTAGAATTTAAAGTAAAATCATTTGCTGCTGCTAATGAAGGTGTAGCACCTGTATAATTAACAACTATTTTACCATAACCATTTGATGAACCTACTGTCACGTCACCAGTTCCAATACCACCAATGATATCCCATTCAGCTGTTACAAACACCCCTTGGGTAGTTCGTTTATTTGCTCTCCACCAAACTAGAGTTTCTGTTACTACACTTGTACTACCGGTAGGTTCTAATACTTCTACTGGGTGATATACAATATGCCCAGTGTCATATGTTCTATTATCTACCCACGGATTAGCTACTGCTTTAAAATTTTCATCTACCTCACCATTAAAAAGTTCCCTTTTAATTTCATTTCTGTAGATGATATATTCTTTTAGATTGAATGCCATTTAACCTATTCTTTTTTTATTTATTCAGGTGGTTCAGGAATAATATTTACGTCATCATATGGGAATTCCGCCACATCATTTTTTTCTGTAAATGCTAATCTTAATTGGTCTAAATACCAAGTACCTTCTGACCATCCTGGTTCTGCATAGCATATAGAATAAATGCCTGTTGTATATATTCTATTAATTTCATTCCAGAATTTTCTATAATCTTCAACCGCTCTGTTTATAAACCCTATTTGTCTATTAGTTAAAATTTCTCTCTGCTTATTTCTTTGTATATCAAATGATGAACCAGAAGTAAGCTTAAAAACTTTTGTAATATTCTCCGCTCGGTATTCTGTGGTAAATTCATATAAATTACTTTCACCTATAAATACCTGTATAGATACTAAGTCTCCAACAAAACATGGATCAAATGGTACATAATTAGTCTGGTAAAATAATTCCATTTCATCAATGCTACTAAAATCAGTGTATGTTGATTTATTTTCAGCAACATCAAAAAACCCAATACGGATTTTTGACACTACTATCTTGTACTTTTTTAAGTAAACAAAAAAGTCTAAGGAAAGTTTAAATGTTAATGCTTCTACAACCAAGAGGACTTGCTATTTTTAGTATATATTCAGTCCTTTATTATGCGGTAGTCATTTAATAGGTTGAAAATTTTACCGTGTGTCACATTACATTCATTAAAAATTTGAAGGTGTTCAGTATCTCTATAATCTTGCATCCAATAAACATGCTTAAATCCTGCATTAACCAGAATTTTAGTACACATTTTACATGGTGATAAAGTTAAGAGTATTATATAATTTTGTGGATCGTATTCTTGAAACTTAGCAATCATATTTACCTCAGCATGAATAAATCCACTTTCTCCTGGTGTTAAAGAATCTTCTTCAGTTCCAGTATCACTGTTAGATTCAGCTCCACTATAAGAGCCATTATATCCAAAGCTTGCTATTTTACTAAAGTCTTTTTTTAAGGCCATACAACCAACCTTAGTAGTAGAAGAATTTGAAAGATCTCTAATACTTAATAAAATATTAGTGAATGCTTTTAGTTTTATTTGAAGTCGCTGAAGTTTGGGATCCATTTTTGTTTAATTAAAGTAGCTTTCATTCTTACCTCAGGTAAATCTTTATTAAGACTGTTTGCAATTCTTATGTTTTCTTTATCATCATCAAAGAATTGAAAATTTCTAAAACCCATTTGTACGAATTTCATAAAGGCATCCTTTTTCTTTTGCGCAGTAGAGCCAGTGAATCCTAAAGAAGGATCATTGATTGCAAAGATAAAATCAGGATTAACATCAACACCGTTATGCATCAGAAAATCATAGATAAGTTTTGAATCATCTCTCGCAGTAATAATACCTACAGCGGTACCTTTTGCAATTGTTCTTTTAAGTATTTTAAAAACCCAATCAATTATTTTACCAGCCTTAAGAATTTCTAAATCTCTGAAGTCATTAAAATCAAACTCATCATGTGGCTTAGTTTTAAATGTATTAAATTCTTGTGGAGTAAGATCAATCTCGTATCCTGTTTTTGGATTAAATACTTTGATTTTACTTTTGGTTACAATCAAAGTATCGTCAACGTCAAAGACAGTTATGTCTTTCCCCCATTTTCTATACTTTTCAAATAATTCCATACAATATATATTAGTTAATTCCGGTTACTTCACCACAGGTGAGATATGGAATGGATACATTAACAATTTCTTCCATTCTCATATATGTGTTTCACCACCGGAAACCTTAGTGAATATCCACCATTCTGATTTTGACTTTCTTCAAAATATTGAACGGTTATAGTTTTACCGATTAGTTCATTATGATTACTGAGGTAATGTTCTCTTTGTTCTTTGGAGAATCCAGATCCTACACTTACCTTATTACCTTTATGTTCAATTATAATATTACTTAAACCTTCCTTCTCAACTTGTTTTCCATTTTCTGTCCATCGCATTGTACCGTTAACACATTCCAATACCGTGTATTCAGCATCATGGAATTTTTTAACCTTTAGAAGATTATGGCTTCTTTTACCTTCATAGCCGATATTCTTTCTAACCATGATTCCTTCAAACCCAGCCTCTTCAGCTTCTTTTGCCATTTCAGTAAATTGTTCTTCGGTAGTTAGTTGTTCTTGTGGTAAGAATTCCAACATAGAAGAGTTAATATTTTCTGGAAGAATATCATAACCATTCTTAAGTCTTTCAGTAAGTGGCGTATTTCCAGTCTTGTTATCAAATTCCTCTAAAGTTAAATAATCAAATACAAAGAATTTAGGATTTTCAATTTGATGGTCCTTCTTTCGGATTTGTTTCATAATTCCTTGGAAGTCTTCGTTACCATCTTTATCCACCATACAGATTTCTCCATCTAAAATAAAGTCTCCACCTATCTTAGAAATTTCATTTTCCAAATTACCTAAAGTAGTAAATTCTTTACCGTTCCTTGAAAAGAATGTTACAGTATTCATTTCTTTTCTACAGATACATCTTACTCCATCCAATTTTCTGGATCCATACCATTCTCCACTTTGAAAATCCACTCTCTTAGGATTATATGCATTTGCTAAAGCGACTTTAAATGTTGGAATTAAATCTGGATGGATTGCCTTATTAATAGAGGTAGTACCACATCCCATATTAAGGTCTCGGTTTAGCATATAGTAAATAATATCTTCCCATTGTTTATTCTCTAGGACGAATCTATTTACATTTGCAATTGCTGTATGACCGGTACATACCCTATTTCTTAAATCATCCAATAAGGTAAAGATACTACCGTATGTATTTGGGTGACCTAGTAAATCTGAATTCTTTTTGCAATTCCTGGGAGTTACATTATATTTAAAATAAGGATTATAGGTATAGAAGAAAACCTTCTGTAAGAATTCTCTATCAGAGTTTTCATCAGAGTTATCAGCATACTTTTTAATAGTTGCAATTTTGTGATTTCCTGAAGAGGAAGATCGCATTTCATCCAAGAAGGATTGTAGATAAGTAAGGTTTGTGTATTCAGTCATATTCCGTTTATTTAATTATATTATAAATATAATCAATTTAATTGGGAATTGAAAATTTTTGGGAGACTTTTTTCAAAAAGTTATTAACAATTTTTCAACTGATCCTGTATATCCTTAAGCCTAGCGCATTTTTCATAATCTTCCTTTTCTTCAAAATGTAATAGGATAGCATCTAAACTATGTATTCTATGTTTGGCAGTTTTTTCATCATACCTTAAAACTTGATCAGGAAACATTGCTATTACTGTATAACATAAATTCATATACTCATCCCAGCTTGTATGTTCTAAACTATCCAGGAGCCTCTTCATAAATTCCTCTTCACTATTATCCATTTTCTATTTCCTTTATTTTTCTAATTAAATCCTCCTGCTCATCAGTAAGAGATTCAGGTAAATCAACAAATATATTTATATAAAAATCCCCAAGTACATTTGGGTTATTATATGCAGGGAATCCTTTTCCTCGTATTCTTAACATTGTACCATTCCTTACGCATTTAGGAATTGTATATGTAATCTTTTTATCAAAAACATCTATAGTACCTTTACCTCCTAAAAGAGCATCATACATATCAATATGTCGTATCGTATGTAAACCTTTTTTGTCTAAATAAAAATTTGGATCATCTTGAATTAATACAGTTAAAATAAGATCGCCATTTTGGTCTTCTGTCATTCCACGTTGGCCTAATCCTTTTAACCTCATTCTTTGCCCATGCTTCACACCAGGCTTAATGTCAATATTAATTGTTCTTGTACCTAATCGTATTTCTCGTAAACATCCATAGTATGCATCTTGTAATGAAATGTAAACTTTAGAATCAACGTTTGCGCCTCTTGTGCTAAATCCAGAATTACCTCTAAAGCCACCACCATATCCTGGATTGTTAAATCCTCCTGTTCTAATAAAGTCATCAAAGTACCCTTCATTAAACCCACCTCTAAATGGATCACTGGTTATTTGATCGTATTGTGCTTTCTTTTTAGGATCACTAAGTGTTTCGTATGCATCTGCTATTTCCTTAAACCTCTCTTCATTACCTGAAGATTTATCTGGGTGATATTCTTTGGCTAACTTTCGGTACGCCTTCTTCACTTCATTTTCAGTGGCTCCTTTATTTACACCTAATGATTTATATGGGTCTTTCATTTCCAAAATAACTGTATGCCTATAAGACTACATGCCAGACATAATGATACTATTGTTTTTGTGGTAATACCTTCTCCAAGAAAATACCATGTTAAAAAAGTAAATGAGATAATTCCTGATCCAAATGCAATGAATCTTCCTGGCCATAAAAGACCATCATAGTATTCTACAATAAATCTTGTACCAAAAATTAAAATGTAACTTATTATAGTTCCAAATGTTAATGATACTATAAAAGGATTCTTTTTAAACCATGGCCATACAAATTGACCATTAGTTTGAAACCATATTGCTGATTGCCCTAAGAAGAACAATAAAAATGCTAAAATTAACTTATTCATTTATATAATATTTATAACCCATCCTAACCATGTGGTCCATGTGAGATTCCATTTGCTTTGCTGTTATCCATACAGAAGGTTCTGGTTTTACGACACCATCTTCTCTTTTATCAAACGCTTTATTTAAAAACCATTTCTCTTTTTTACTCTCCCACCAAAACCATACCTTTTGCCATGACCTAGGTTTTTTCATATAAACTTTATTGCCTTTATCCATGTGGGCAATAAATTGTTTATATGTAATATCTTTATCAGCCATTTTGGTTCGCTTCTTTTATTGCAATCTTATGGATCCTTTCTTCCAATACAAATTTCTTTTCATCTAATTTGTTTGCTATTTCTAATTGATTAGCAATTCTTTCTAGTACTGATGTTAGTTTTGGAATATCCTTTTCCAATAATTTACGACCAATACCTGTTCTTAAAAATTCTGACATAATAAGTTGTTTATTTTTATATGCAAAAATGCGACTTAGTTTTATGAATATATAATCAAAATAACAACAATATGAAAAAGGTACCTTTATTTGAAGATTTTGTCCCGGTGGGGTTTGGAGGAAGTAATGCAGCTAACTACGGTTTAGGTGGTGGCTACAAAGAAACTGGTTATGATATGAATGCTATAGTTGGTCCAGTTGAACAATGTTCTAACCATGTAGCTGAACAAGCTAACAGTTATGAATCAAATGATAATGCTGAACATACAGCAGAAGCATATATTAAAGAAGCAAAGAAACATATAAACGATAAGATAGACGAAGCATGCGAAAACTATGCAGCTGGGGCTATGGAGGAATCAACGGTTAACGAAGGGACTGATATTAGTTCATGGAATCAGGCTGGAATTAAAGGCTCTGATAATGCTCAGATAACTACTTTTGCTGGACCTAAGGATATTGAAGATTTTGGCTTAGGTAGAAAATGTATGCAAATAAACATAGGAAGAAATTATGTTCAATTAAATCCTGCTGATATTGTGGAATTAAAGGATCTTCTTAAAAACTATAAAGTATAATATGATACCAAAATTTGAAAACTATTTAAATGAAGCTTCTGATTATGAATTTAATCCTAATGAAGCTGCAAGAAGATTAAAGGACAGAGAAAAAGAAAACATACAAAGGTATAGAGCTGCTCAAGATAGAGGAGATAATTATGCAATTGAATTATATGAGCTAAAAATTAAAATGGATAAAATTGATCTAGAAGGATTAAAGGTACAAACCGCTATTCATCAACTAAAACAAAAGAATGGAAAGTAATGGAAAATAACCAAGAACGAGAAGACTTAAGTAAAATACGCCACTATAAAGGTACAGTAAAAGATTTTAAAAATTACTGGGATGAAATGGCTGGAACTGAAACTAATGCATTTGGTACACCAGAATACCAAGGGTTTAATAATGTACACCCTACTCGTGGTGCTAATGATAGTGAACACTGGAAAACTTCAAATGTAACTGAAGGTAAAACTACAGATGGTTTAGGAAAGGAAGGGATGGAAATCTACAGAGATTTACAAGATCTTGTAGGATTTGAAAAAGGCATGACTATTACAAATTATAATAAGATTGAGCCTACTATGAAAGACCATAAGTTATTTAAAAAGTTAAATCCTAGAGAGGTAAGAATCTTAGGTAATGCATTAGGCAACTTAATGAGAATTGCAATTAGAATGGAAAGGTAATATGAAAGCAGATAAAACTCACATAACAAAATTTGATTTATTTGAATCTAAAGAATCTGATGCATTAGCAAAAGCAATGGATAAAGCAATGATTAAGATAGATGAAAATATGTCTTATACGGATTTTGCTTTAGCTGTTGGGAAAATCTTAAGAGAAGATTATGGAAAACATAACTTCGGACCTTTTATGAAAGTTCTTCACAAAGACTTAGGAATATAATTACATACAAACTAAAAAAGACCACTCTATGAGTGGATTTTTAGTCTTATAGCTTTTATTGTAATTTAATAAATCCATTGGCAACTGACCAAGGTTCTTCGGCCCAAAGGTTAATTGCAATAGCACCTCGCCTACCTGCAGTTACAAGTGACACACAATGTGCGACATCACCAGGATTAAATATTACTAATCGGTTAGGTCTGGTTTTTATTACCTCTGGTGTTTTATCTTCTCCATCAGTATAGATCAAAAGATCACCACCAGTAAAGTCAAATCCTTCAGGATAATATACACAACCTAAAACTGGTTTAAGAGGTATACCATCATAATCTTTGTTTTCTTTTCTATAGGCAACATCATCATCATAGTGCATTTCTAAATTATCTTTAAAAACTACATCATCTTCATGATTACCTACAGCTTCCTGTAAACCGGTCCAATATTCAAAACCGTCTATTTCAAATGTTTCTTGTAATGGAAAATTTTCACTAAAGATATACTTAGCAAGTCTTTGTTTTAAATTAACAGCATCTTTATTCCACCAACCTTTCCAGTACTTATACACGCCTGGATCACTAAAGAATAATTCATCATTCTTTATTTCATCTAATAAAGATTGGTCTTTTATAAAATTGTCAAATACAGCTATCATAGTTTATTAAAATAATTTTTCAAGGTCATTTTTCTTAATTACTTGTTTAAGCATCTTAACATAGTTTGTTGCTTCTGCATAACTTGCACCTAAGTATTCAAAATAATCTTCTTCAGAATCTAGCTTACTTAAATACCTACACTGATAAAAGGCATAATCATATACCGATTCTCTCCAATGATTATAGTAAGCATGATTCCTACTAGTACCTTCTGCTGTTGTAATTCTACGTCTTGCCTGTTTCATACCGAAGAGGTTATGGTTTTCCAAAAAGATATCACTTTTAAAATGACCAGTTTCTAAAATAGATTGTGCCATTACTATGTGGGGGTAGTCAACATTAAGATCACTTAACATTGATATTAATTTATCTTGAGAGAAAGTATCTACTTGAGCAATAAAAATTTGAGTTTCACCTTCTTGTAAATTTTCAATAATAACCTCCTTTGCGGTGGTTCTCCCAATAGAAAATCCAACAATAGAAATTAATAATAAAATTGATAAAAGATAAAGAACCCAAGTTTTAATACATACTTTGCTATACTTTAATTGATCCTTGTCGTATTTAAATATCATATACTTTTTTTAAGTTAAACAAATAAGCATTAGAGAAAAATACCCCAATGCTATAATTAGAAAAATATCTATTGATTCTAATTTAGTTAAAAATCTTTTCATAATTCTTTAGATAAAGCTATCCATAATACTATGTATACCCAGAATGCTGCAGGTATAAAAAATAGAAAAGCAACCCTCCATAAAATAGAAGGTAATCCTGACCACTCACCAAGCCCTTGGCATACACCTCCGATGTATCCGTCTCCTCTGTATAATTTATTTGTCATTTTTAATTTTTAAAATTTACCTTCAGCAACCTGAAAACAATCAAGCCCGTTTTCTCTCCACATCTTAACTACCTTTTCTCTATCATCAAAGACACAAAGAATATCACTTTTCTTTTCACCTTCAAATAATAAATCCAACCAGTGCTTCTTTAGCTTATCATCTGGCATCCACTTAAATGGATGACCAGTAGGTCTCATTTTCAATACGTCAAATGGAACATCAAATTTATTTAACCATTCTTTAGTAGTATCTTTAGTAGCTTTACTTCTCCCACTGAAAATTACAATATGATGACCGGCAGCTTTAAGTATTTTAGCCATGTGAATAACTGGCCAGTTTGGTTTATCTAAACTAATGTTATTAGGATCAAAGAATTTATCCCAATCCATTTTACCGTCTTCCTTTGTAGACAATTCTCGTCTTTCTTCAATGTCAGCCAAAGTACCATCCAAATCAAAGATAACAGTATTAGCTGTACCGTCTAATTCAAATTCGTTAATGTCTAATTTAATTTCCATAATTTATTAATTTATTTAAATATAACAAATCTACCTGTAAAGTGAAAGTTTTTTAAGATCTTTTTTCTTCATCAGATCTAAGACTCTGTATATAAATAGCCTTTTGTTTTTGAAGTCTTTTAGCCTCGGACGGTTTTGTAAAATGTTTTCTATCCTTAAGTTGAGTTCTTAGCTTAGTTCTTTTTTGCTTTATCTTATACCTCTTAAGCATTCTATCAATAGATTCTTTTTCATTGCGCTTTATAATTATCATATAGTATATATTTGTTGTGCCGCAGGGGCTCGAACCCCGACTCTTCTGTACCAAAAACAGACGTGTTGCCAGTTACACCACAGCACACGGTAATTACTTACCTATTTTCTTTTACTATTAACCTTGCAATAGTACCTTCTAATTGTTCAAATCTCTTATTGATTAGATTATCATATTTGTCAAATCTTGAATCAATTAGTTTACCTAACTCATTAGATTCTTCTCTGAATTCACGATCAAGCCTGTCAACTTCATCTTGAGTGAGAGCATGCAATTTTTCTAACTCATCAGAAAAATCATCAGCAGTATCACCAATGTAATCTTCCATGTCATTACCAGAAAATTCAATTTCTGAAATTTTGTTCCAAACCTTAACCATACCAAAAATCCCAATGACTACAAGAACCGATAGTATACCTAAAGTGTAATAAAATATTTCCATTTGTTTGTTTGTTTTTACAAAATAAAGTTCATTCCTTATTTATTATTATATACCTAAATGATGAATAGTTTAAGCATAAAAAACCCAGGGTCCTAGAATCCTGGGTTTTAATATTAATATAAAGTTGGTTTAGAATTTTAATCCAAATCCAATCTGTAAGTTAGTTGTTTCCATTCCTAGATCATAAACGATCTTAGGGTCTACAAACATAGATCCTTTGTGGAATTCAAACATTCTACCTACACCTAATTGAGCTTGATCAAAATCAAAATCATTTAGTGCAACATATCCAAAAAATCCTTTGTGGAAATATCTTCCTTCTAGACCTAATGTCATGTCCTCTGTTGAATCAGCTTGAGAAAGACTCATGCCGACCATGTACTTATCAGAGAATGCGTATCCGATTGTTGGTTGGATTGATAATTCAGTCCATGCAGTATTAGTAAAATCACTAGTACCTACGTACCAATCACCTTTTGCATTTTGCGCGTTTGCTCCGAAACCTACTAGGATTGTTAGAGCGAAAGTTAAAATTAAATTTTTCATTTTTAAAATTTGTTTTTGTTATTATTATTAATTATTGTCACTTTTTAAAACACTTGAATTTCATGAGAATGAATCTAGTAATTAAATTTTCATAAATTTTCAAATGAGTAGCCGTGAACAGAAGTGCCCACAGTTTTCTTAATGTTTTTTGTTATATTAATTATATAGCATTTAATAAATTTGTTTCAGAATTAATATTGAGATTCTATTTTTACTACTTCTATTGCTCTAACTAACTTA